GTTTAGCAGGTTTGAATAAATGACATTCAACATAACTATAGGAGGTTTATAATATGTCTATTGTACAGAAATTAACCGAAGGTATCGTTAACCGCGATCTATCCTCTGAAGGCGCTGCACTCATCAATAAATGGGAGCAGACGGGTCTTTTGGAAGGTTTAGGTGACGATGTTGTTCGGAACGGGATGGCCCGATTGCTTGAGAATCAAGCAAAAGAGTTACTCCGCGAGTCTTCCAGCATGAGCGTGGGAGACGTTGAGGGTTTTGCGGCTGTCGCATTCCCCCTCGTTCGCCGTGTATTCGGCTCTCTGATCGCCAACGATCTCGTTAGCGTTCAGCCGATGAGTTTGCCCTCGGGCCTCATCTTCTTCCTCGACTTCACCTTTGGTGGTGTTTTCCAGCCAGGGGGCCAGAATGAAGACCCGCGGCTAGGCAACGTTTTCGGTAAGTCAATCTACGGTGGTGACCGCGTAGGTTCGGCAATCACCGGTGGTGTTGATCTTGCAGGTCTAGCTGGCACCGATGCTGGCGCGCCTTACAACTTACGTAATGGCTATGCGTCTGCGACGGGAAGTGCTCGTGTTGCGATGACTCCGATTGCCTCAGGTACCATTAATGGTGCGAGTGAGGTTAATACCGAGTCGGCCTACTGGGAGGTCGGCGGGGTACAGAGCTCTAAAGCTCCGGTTGCTCAGCTTAACCGAATTCTACGTGCCGATCCCGATCTAGTGTCGGGTAGTAGATTCTCAATCGTTGAGGTGGATATGGATGGCTTACAGTTTAATTTCGATGATCTGTCCGCTATTGCTCTGACGGCATCTAATGCTACAGCTCTCAGTCTTATTCCGCGCCTCAGTGTGTTAAGTAAATCCATGGATTTAAGTACCACATCGGCAACGGAAGTGATCCTGGTCACGATTGCCTCGGCGGCTAGTACACCGGTGGAGCTGTCCGGTGCTCTGGGTGGAACAGGCGCCGCGTGGACTCCACTTACCTATCCTATGACGGATGCGTTCAACTCAGTTAACTCTGCAGTTGGCGCTGTCGTCGGTGCGATCGCGTGGCCACTCGAAAATGAAGTAGCCATTCCTGAGATTGACATTAAGGTCGACTCGGTGGCTGTCACGGCTATCACTAAGAAGCTCAAGGCTAAGTGGACCCCGGAGTTAGGACAAGATCTTAACGCCTACCACAACCTTGATGCTGAAGTCGAGCTTACTCAGATTCTGTCTGAGCAGATCGCTCTTGAGATTGACCGCGAGATCCTTGAGGACCTCGTTAGCGGTGCTAAGGCTGGTACTCGGTACTGGTCTCGTGCTCCGGGTCGCTTCCTCAATCGACAGACCGGTGCTGTTTCTGCCATTACGCAGGACTTCACAGGTAATGTGAGTGAGTGGTATGAGACGCTGATTGAGACGATTAATGATGTGTCGGCTCAGATCCACCGCAAGACTCTTCGTGGAGCGGCTAACTTCGTGGTGACCTCACCTGAAGTTGCTAATCTGCTTGAGTTTACGGCTGGCTTCCGTGCTAACGTGACTTCTGATAGCGACCGCGGCGACGCGGGTGCTGTTAAGGTTGGTTCGCTTTCGAAGAAGTTCGACATTCTTGTCGATCCTTACTTCCCTCGTAACCTGCTCCTGGTGGGCCGGCGAGGTAGTAGCTTCCTTGAGAGTGGCTATGTGTATGCACCTTATGTGCCGCTGCAGACCACACCTACGATCTTCGGTGTTGAAGATTTCGTGCCCCGCAAGGGAGTCATGACTCGATACGCCAAGAAGATGGTCCGTCCTGATATGTACGGCCTGGTGATAGTCGAGGATCTCGTCCAGTAATGGTCGCTGATCTAGTTTAGAGCTGACTTCGGTCAACTTTTCTGAAAGCCTCGGCTCGAAAGAGCCGGGGCTTTCTATTTAGTAATGAACTAAAAAGAGGTATTTTTAATGGCGATCCCCCAACTCTATCCCAAATCAACGAGTAATGCCAATATTTTGCCAGCGACTGGGTCCCCCGCAAACGTTACAGCAACATTGCCATTTGGGATTTATGCATCTTCGGCGCCTTTTCTTTCGGGCGCCGCCGACCAGGTAGCCTATACATATAAAAAGCTGGGCGGCGATGTATTAGATATTGAATTAGCGGAAGGGAATGTATATGCGGCCTATGAAGAGGCTGTTTTAGAATATTCTTATTTGGTTAATATTCATCAGACGAAGAATTCTCTTTCGAGCCTGATGGGAGCAGCAACAGCCTCTTTTAACCAAGATGGTCAGATTACAGCGGGGGACACTCTATCAGGCTCCAATATTGAGTTGCGCTATCCACGCTTTGATTACGGCTTCCCACGACGCGTTTGGGACCGCACCGCTACAGAGACCGATATCGGAGGTACTCTCCCTATATACTCGGCATCCGTTGATCGTGTGAGTGGCCAGCAGGATTATGATTTACAGCTTATTTTATCAGCTTCTTCGGTTAATGATACGGCACAACCTTATTTCGGCGAGATACAAGATAAGCGGGTTGTAATTCGAAAAGTCTTTTTTAAGACCCCGCGTGCTATGTGGCGCTTCTATGGATACTACGGGGGATTTTCCGTAGTAGGAAACATGCGCACCTATGGTCAGTATGCGGATGACTCTACCTTCGAAATTGTACCCACATGGCAGAATAAGCTTCAGGCCATGGCATATGAAGATGCTCTCTATACGAGAATTTCTCATTATTCATATGAAATAAAAAACAATAGATTACGTCTTTTCCCTGAGCCCACTTCCGATGGTCCCGAAAAGTTTTGGGTTGAGTTTACTGTTGAACATCAATATGCCCCATGGGAAGAGGGCGCTGGCCAACCCAAGTCGGGCATTAATGGCATCAACAATATGAATACAGCACCTTTCCAAAACATTCCCTTTGCCAACATTAACTCTATTGGTAAACAATGGATTCGGCGCTTTGCTTTATCTGTAACGAAGGAGATCCTAGGTCAGGTACGCGGTAAGTTTGCGACAGTCCCCATCCCCGGGGAAAGCGTCACGCTTAATGCAGCCGAGCTGTTAGGACAAGCCAAAGCGGAACAAGATGCGCTTCGATTAGAACTTAAGGAAACTCTGGACCAGCTCACTTACGCGGAGCTGGCTACAATTGACTCTACGTTGCAGGATTCTACTGCGAATGTGCTAAAGAATATCCCCGCCGGCATCTTTGTGGGATAAGGTAAATGTCTGATCCTAAAAACAAATGGGAACAGCCGGCAGCCCCGCCGCCCCCCATGTTCTTTGGTAAGAAAGAGCGCGATCTGGTTAAACAGGTAAATGACGAACTTGCTGAGCGCGTGGTAGGTCAGACGGTAGCTTATTACCCTGTCAGCCTGGAAGACTCTAATTTTCATGATCTCTATGGAGAAGCGATTAACAAAGTCACCCTTCCTCCCGTCCGAGTTTATGCGTATGTGGTAGTGGAGAACGAACAAACAAATGAAAAATATGGTTATGACTATCAAACCAAGCTAACAGTTAATTTTCACCGACGCCGATTGACGGAGGACCAGGATGTTTATGTACGCGTGGGAGACTTTATTCAATATGGGCAAGAGTATTACGAAATTGTGCGTCTATATAACGATACACGATACTATTTTGGTCAAGTGGAGTACAAGTTTCAAATAAGCGCCGAGTGTGTCCGAGCCAGAAAGGGAGTGTTCCGTGTCAAACAATAAAAAATTAGCAATTACATTTGCTGAAGATCCAGAAATCACGGCCGAGCGGGTTGCGGCCCAACAAAAAGTACAACGAAAGTTACAGCGCACCAATAATTCAAGCATTCGTACTCAAAAACAAATTGAGAATCCCCCCAAGAATCAAAATTTGGGCCTTGATGATCCGTCTATAGTACGAGACATTCCATTTCTTCCCTCTTCTCTTGAAACAATCGATGGAGCTGTCATAGACTATATTAATGATCGTTTGGATATCTATGTAGACACCAATGATGGCTTCAAAAAGGTTCCGACGTTATGGGTAACCGCCGAGCGCTCTTATCAAATTAAGCATAATAAAGATTTACGCGACAAAGAAGAAACGTTGGTCCTTCCTCTAATCACGATCAATCGTAGTAATATTGAAAAAAACCCTAGTTCTGAATATGCAATCCCGGCCGCCAATATTCCGGAAGTGAGAGACGCTATGGGCGGCTCGATTACTTACGGACGTCGTATCTACCAGAAAAAGACAGCTGAATTTCAAAATGCTTATGCAAAAAGAAAATATGGACAGTCAACATCGCCCACCGTGGTCAATAATCGGACTGTGTATGAAACAATTTCAATTCCTTTTCCTACCTGGATTGCGGTGAACTACGAAATTTCAATTCGTACTGAGTACCAGCAGCAGACTAATCAAATTATAAGAAAATTTATTCGGCAGGGAGGGTTGAACCGAATGCCGTTCAGAATTGAGCGAGATGGCCATAAATTCGAAGCATTTATTGATGGAAACCTAAACAATAACTCTAATGTTTCGGCCCTCAACATGGCTCAAAGGAATTATGAAACTACTCTTGGTTTTAAGGTGCTCGGATACCTTATCGGAGACGGAGATAATGAAGAAAAGCCCAATATTGTATATCGCCAAAACGCTGTAGAGGTTAAAATTCCTAGGGAAAACGTCATATTAGGAGACATCCAAGACTTCATTGATAATTCCGGCTTTTATAAAGAGTAATGGGGCTTTGCCGCTTTACTTCACTATTTATATTTGAACACTTACTTTAGGTTCTAGAGGAGACACCACCTATGTCCGTTGACAGCTTCAGATTTGTATCACCCGGAGTCTTCATCAACGAGATTGATGAATCACAGATTCCTGGTCCCGCAGCACCGGGAGCCGGCCCCGTCATAATGGGCGTCGCACGCAAAGGGCCCGCCTTGGTGCCCATCACAGTTTCATCCTATAAAGAGTTTGTTGACTTGTTCGGTAATCCAGAGCCCGGCAGTACTGCTAACGCTGATACCTGGCGCTCCGGCAATCGGGCTAACCCCACCTATGGAGCTTATGCAGCTCAAGCTTATTTAGCTAATGCTGGTCCGATGACTTATATTCGTCTCGTTGGAGATCAAGACCCCACGGCTACTGCTGCCGGTCAGGCAGGCTGGGAAGTTCCCCGCCTTACCCCCAGCAGCGACGGTGGCGCCTATGGTTTGTTCATTATTGGATCCGGCTCCACCGGAGCCCCCGGGCATCCCGCGGGCCACGGTGAAGGAACCCTGGCTGCTATTTTTTATGTAACTGGGTCCGGGACCACGGTGCGGCTGAAGGGCCGTCCCGCCGGCGGTACCGAATTTCCAGTCAGCGCCGTCACCGCGTCGTCCGCCATGCTCATGGACCCCGTCACCGTGGGAGCCGCTGGAACTGCCGCTGAATTTAAGGTGGTTATCTCTGGTAGTAAGGAAACGGTAGAAACTACCTTCAACTTTAATCCCAAGAGCGGCCGCCACATTCGTAAAGTTTTTAATACCAATCCTCACCTTCTTAACACAGCCATTACCGATCCCGCCAACCAAAAAGATTATTTCCTGGGACAATCATATGGCCAAGCCGTCCTAGATAATGTTACGGCGCTTGATGATAATGCAGCCATTACTATGGACGATTTTTCGAATACCGTCGCCGTTATCCTGGGACTTGTCTCCTCTTCTGCTGGTGGCGGCAATTTCCGCCAAGGCTATAGGACCCCCGGTACTCCCTGGCTTGTCGGTCAAGATATGACTGATAACATTGGTAGTTTTGATGTTAACAGTTCAGTTGAGCCGCTTTTCCGGCTTCATTCCCGCCAGGGCGTTGAGTACGCTCAGTCAAATTATAAGATTTCGATTAGCGATATTAAGCAGTCGTCCAATACCAACTTTAATCCTTATGGCACCTTTACTGTTTTGGTAAGGGACATTCGAGATACGGATGAAAACCCCGTTATTCTGGAACAACTTGACCTCCTAAACCTCAATCCTGCATCCAATAATTTTATTGGAAAACGAATTGGAGATCGCAGCTATAGCTGGGACACTACCAATAAGAAGTGGAATGTTGATGGCCAATACGACGTTCAATCTAAGTATTTACGCGTTGAGTGTTCGGATCTTGTGAACGCCGGCGGCCAAGAAGCGGCACTTTTGCCCTTCGGCTATCGTGGCATTCCCGTACACCAAGGATTCAATATCGTGCGCTCCGGCAGCACCGGTACGGGTATATACAAATATTCCTTGACTGCCGGCACTTCTTCCGCCCCGGCGGATTCGATTTTCTGCTCCGGCGGCTCTGGCTCGATGCCGAGCCTCTCCCTGGATCATCAACGTTTCGAAGTGCTCGGTGGTGCGCCTTCCCAAGTAGCTTTCTTCCGAACCGGTAGTGCCACGGTTTCTACCGCATCCTTAGCGATGCCGGCTCTCCCCACTCGCGCTAGTGCCGCAGATGGAAACCTGATGAGACAAACGAATGCATTCTTCGGCCTTAGCACAAATCAGGGCCCCGCCACTCAGATCTTTGATGGAACAATCCAAGATTTGGTGCGCATCCTACCTGTAGGTCTCGAAGCCGGTCGCACTATCCTCTCTCCCGGATTCTCCCTCGATGATCTATCGGGGTCGGGTGCTGGAAACACGGGAACTGCCCAATATGCTTCGCAGGACTTGGGAACCTACAATACTGCAATTCTAGGGACTGCAACAGCTATTAATTCGCTCGATCCCTATCGTGGAACTCCGAGTAATGCACGACGCCTCGGAACCTCGTTCACGGCTGAGACCGGCTCTTATACTGGTGTATTGGACCGCGGCTGGAACAAGTTCACGGTGCCACTATATGGCGGCTTTGATGGGTTCGACATCTTTGAGCGCAATCCGTTCAACAATACTCGCGCCCTCGGAGGCGCTGGTTCAAGCGGAAAGGCAACTAACGCTTTCCCCATGTGGTACACGCTTAAAAAGGCTATTGATTCAGTCTCTGATGTGGATCAAATTAACATTAACATGGCGGCCGTACCCGGGGTAACTGATCTAGATACGACCAATCATCTTCTGGCCATGGCCGAAGAGCGGAAAGATACGCTAGCCATTATCGACCTAGAGTATGGCTATCGTCCTGTGACGGAGGGTTCTGCAACTGGTCCTGAGCCATTTAATGATCGGCGAGGGTCAAGTGCTCTCACTATTACAAATGCCAAAGCGCGGAACTTTAACACGAGTTATGGCTGCACTTATTACCCATGGCTTCAGATTAACGACACGTTGAATTCTACGCGGGTCTGGGTGCCTCCCTCCACGGTGGCACTCGGCGTGATGGCATCATCAGCAGCTCGATCAGAGCTGTGGTTCGCCCCTGCGGGGTTCAACCGCGGCGGCCTGAACAACGGCAATGCTGGATTGAATGTACTAAATGTTATAGAGAAGCTAACTGCTACTCAACGCGACAATCTCTATGAAGAGAACATTAACCCAATTGCTTCGTTCCCGGCTGAAGGAATTGTAGTATTCGGACAAAAGACGCTGCAGGCAACCCCTTCAGCACTCGACCGAATTAACGTTCGCCGTTTGATGATTTACCTTAAGAAGCAGATCACCCTCATTTCTAATGGAATTCTGTTTGATCCGAATGTCCAAATTACATGGAATAGGTTCACTAATCGGGTTGACCCCTTCTTGAGCTCGATTAAGCAGCGTTTTGGCTTGGCCGATTATCGAGTGATTCTGGATGCTAGCACGACAACGGCAGACCTGGTAGATAGAAACATTCTTTATGCCAAGATTCTGCTTAAGCCAACCCGGGCAATTGAGTTCATCGCTTTGGACTTTGTTATTACCAGAAGTGGAGTGGAGTTTTAATCAATAGATGATGGGGAGTTTTACTCCCCGTTACTATATATTTTATAGAGGACATATACGATGGCATTATTTTGGGACAATCCAGCAGCAGAACCGAAAAGAGCACATAGATTTTTGGTTACATTCGACCTCCCGGGCAACGTTAGCTCGCAGATTTTCGCGCGCACGTTTACGAAGCCGGCTTATACTATTGGTGTCACAGAACATCAGTTTTTAGATAAGACCTTTTATTATCCAGGCCGCGTGACCTGGAACGAGATTACGATGCAATTTGTAAACTCGGCCTCCCCGGATATGGATGCTGAATTGGAAGCAGTCCTTAAGGCTTCAGGTTATAGGTTCCCCAATCAGGTTTCTACCAACAGCTCTGTTTTGGCTGCCGACGCCGCGACTGTTAATAAATTTGGCGCCGTGCACGCGATTGGAGAAAAGGTTCGTGTTACCGAATTAAATGGCGACGGAATTGCGCTGGGAACTCACGTTCTTAATAATCCCTTTGTAACCTCCATCTCTTATGGTACGCTGGACTATTCCAGCGAGGATCTGCTGACCGTTGATATTAATTTACGCTACGATTGGTCTGAGTACCGCTTCGGCGGCGGCTGATAAGCACCATGGCCTCGAACTGGCCAAATAATTCCGGGCCCGTACCGGCGTCCACCGCCCCAAACCGGATTTCTTGGAGTGACCCTCTTCTAGAGCCAAAGCAACAACATAGATTTATTTGTGCTTTTCCGGTTTATATGCCCATGGGCAGCAAGAGTGACTCAGCCGAAGTGGCGCAAGCATATAACGCGACCTCTACTTCGGGCGTCCAACGATACTTAAAAAGTGTTACGGGCGACAGGACGACCGATGAAAAGAGAGCGGCCGCGTCGAGGGCGGCCTCGAAGAGTAGGGCAGAAGCAGAGGCACAACTCTCCCACTCCCAAACTGAAGTCGTGACCGTCTTCGGTGGCCAGGCGGCCTACGATGCGTGGAAGGTTTGGTACGACAATCAAGGCCAAAGGTCCGCAGACCACATCGCCCTCGCCCGGCGTCTCTCAGCATATGTAGTTAAATCCTTCACACCTCCTTCCTTTGGTGCAAGCATAGGTCAGACCGAGCAAACCGGCGCCCCCGCTAATAAAACCGTCGACGACATGAAATCTGCTGGTACAATGGAATCGGCGCAGATTACATTAGTGAGCACCCTACAAGATGATCTTCACTTTTCGTTAAGTTTTCTGTATCAGCTGGCCAATCCTGGCGCTCCAGTCATCGGTGCCGGGGGCGCGTCTCTTCCAACAGTGGTTACACCTCGTTTATTTCCTGAGGCTGTCTGGCCTGATCTTGGCCCCACTAAACGGACACTATCAATTATAGACATGGGCGCCCGCATGAATCCCGGGGACACGAAAATAGAGCCGAATCAGCCGGCAACCAAAGCTTTTGCCAAGTATTTCGCCTCAACCCCCGTCGGGATTCATAAGTTGCATGATCCTTACATAACTGCGGTTAATTTTTCTGAATATTCTTATGGCGGGGAAGCTTTCCTCGAGGCGACTGTCACTTTGAGTCCTTCGACGAGTAACTATAGTTTCTATTCTTATGAAACATATGCCACCAGCTACCCGGAAGGCGGCGATACAAGATATGGTCGTTACTCGGGTCTTAAGAATAAAGGACCCAACTCAAAGGTCAGCCAGCTACAGAGGCTTGTTACAGAGGCCTATTCTAAGTATCCTAATTTTGATCTTAAAGTTCATGATAACCCTCTGACTCAATTTCCTGGGGTGGCTATTGAAAATCATATCGCAGCGCGGACAAAACAGAAGCGCGAGCGACTGATGGGCCTGGCAAATAAGGTTATGGCGAAGGCAAATGCCCAACAAGTTGGCCACAACCCCGCCGCCCCTAACCCGAGAACAGGAATGTTATATCCTCTTCTTCAGAATAAAACCCAAGAACTCGCAGCCGCCGCCGCTCAAAGACAGGCGCAGGAGGATGCTAACCTGGCAGCTCACGATCAACGTGTTGCTGAGGGGGAGGCCAATATGGCAGCCCAAAGCGAAGCAATCCGCCAGGAGGCTCTAGGCCGCGAACAATTCCGCCTCGACCAAGAGGACGCCCTCGACACCATCGGTTCGGACTACGACGCCCTCCGAGAACAACAACTTATCAGTGAGGATGCCGACTGGATCATCAGGAGAGATAGTCAGGAGATGGCTGGGCAGCAGCGGATGCAGGACATGCGCAACCGGTATGCCGCTCAGGGCGGTAGTGCTCAAGATGTACTCGCGCGCCGAATCGCGCGCCTTAGCGGCAATCAATCTTCATCCGGCGTGGATGTTAGCAACTTTGGCCAGGACGAATAATATTTAATTAAATTTAGATTAGTGATATAATTATAATAGAAAGAGAGGTGCATTTTGGCACGCAGAAACAATCCTGAGCGACTGGGGGCACCCCAGCCTGACGCTCCACCCCCTGACGCAGCACTACCACCGGAACAACAGGTCGACCCTTTGTCCTTTGTGGTTCCTACGGAGTTCGTTGCGCTTCCGACCGAGGGGGCCTACTATCCTGACGGGCATCCTCTTCAAAAGGCTGACTCTGTTGAAATTAAATATATGACAGCCAAGGAGGAAGATCTTTTAAGTTCTCGTTCCTTGTTAGAAAAAGGACTCGTGCTTGATCGCCTCCTTGAGAACTTACTTGTGGACAAACACATACGTTCTCGCGACTTGCTGATGGCTGACCGGAATGCTATCTTGGTGGCGGCCCGGAGTTCGGGTTATGGCGAGGAGTATAAAACCAAGATTATGTGTCGATCTTGCACAGAATCCGACTCTTATAGCTACGATTTAAATAACGCTGTATCTACCGGACCTCTCTCTCCTGAAGAATTAGAAAGTATAAACGTGAAGCACAAAGGGGACGGCGTTTTTGCCGTACGTGTGCCTAATGCTCCTGTGGAGGTTGAGTTCCGTCTTCTTAGCGGCCATGATGAACGAGCCATGATGGACCTTGCGACCAAGAGAAAGAAAAAGAAGATGAATGACCAGTTAATTACCGACCAACTTAATTTTATGATTGTATCAGTCATGGGTCACGAGGATCCGGAGATTATTGGCCAGTATGTTGATTCATTACCTTTACGAGATTCTCGGTTTTTGCGCGATACCTATGAGAAGGTAACCCCATCGCTCGATCTGCGAAAGGAGTTCGTCTGTAACCATTGCGGTTACGAGGACGACATCATCTTTCCCTTTACAGTCGACTTTTTTTGGCCTGACGCCGGAGTATAACGAAAACATCTACGAACAGTTTTTCTTTTTGAAATACCATGGTGGATGGGGCTTAATGGAAGCATATAACTTGCCCATCAAACTACGTGAATGGTTTGTGAAGCGCCTTATGAGGCAAAAAGAAGAAGAAAACGACGCTATCCAGGCAGCCTCAAAAGGCAAATCGTCCAGCGGTGCCCCACCCACGCAGCTGGGTCCCGGGAACGCCCCTCCTAGAATGCCTTCTTCTAGCCCCCGCAAATAAGGGGTTATTGTAATATCAAACTAATTACTATATATCTCTGAGGAAGTTCTATGTCTGATGGTCTACAACCAATTGTTATAAATCTGAATGCCAATAAAGAGACCAAGCTGAACGAAGCATGGCTGGCGATGCTCGGGGGTGCCATCGAAACACTCCTTAAGAGCATGTTTGGATCTCCGTCTGGCTTCACGAGCAAATATAGTATTACGGGAACCGCCCCGCAGATCGCCGCCTTTGGCGAAGCGTTGGGGAAAGAAAAGAAATATATGGAAGCCTTCCTGAAACATGGTCTTAATGACCCTCGTTCATTTTCGTCTAAAGCAGCTCTTAACCAATCGGTGGCCAATTTTGAGCGGGAGACGGGAATTAAGTGGCCCATCAAGTAAGGATATGTTAAATGCCTGAACTGGACCAACGTCAACTGGAAATGCTTCGCGAAGCTATTAAGCTTCAAAAAGAGAAAAAAGCCCTTACTCAAGAGCAAATAAAACTCCTGCAGGATGAAGGCATATATGTGGAGAAGAATTCCAAACATTACGAAGACCAGCTAAAAAACATTCAGCGTTACCTGGATGCGGCCACCGCCCGGCTAACCGAAGAGAACAAGATTTCCGAAATCATCGCCCGCCAATACGAGATGCAAGAGGCGCAAGTCAACATTCAGAACGCTCATATTCGCGCAAGCCGGGAATTCCTGAATGACAGTGAAAGAAAACTAGAAATGCAGCAACAGTCGCTGCAAAATGCGCTCAAAGAAGAGCTGCAACTTAAACGGTTACTCAAGCTTCACGAGAAGGTTAATACGGAGCAGGAGTTATCGGCTAAAGAACTGGCCGACCTTCGACGATTACAAATAAAATTCGGTCATAAAACCGTAGACCAGCTCAAAGAAATGGAAAAACTCGCCAAAGACAGAAAAGGTGCGATCGCTTTTGCTAACTCCGCGTTGAAAGATCAAGTGAGAGTCACGAAGAAGACCCTCATCCTACAAGAAGAGCAGCGCGATGCAGCCGTAGACTATAAAGATGCTGTGAAAGGCGTCGACGTGGGCATCGCTGGACTCTTCAAGAAGTTCATCGGCCTCACCGACCAGAGCAACAGTTTTATCGGTCACTTGGACACACTAACCGAGGGCGGCAAAAACTGGGGCGCCGCAATTGACCGAGTAAAGATGGTGTGGAAAGGTTTGGCGACTCCCATCAACGGTCTGGTAATGATTGTGGGGGCACTCGCCCTAGCCACCATGAAGTGGATGATGGACTTTTCAAAAGAGACTTCCAACTTCCAGAAGACCACCGGTATTATTGAATCAGGTTTGGGTAGCATTCAAAACCGAATAAACAACGTTCAGCGCGCCAACATTAAATATGGCGTTTCTATGCAAGAAGCTTTTGCTAGCGCGGCCGCCTTATCCACCGAGATACGCGGATTTAATCGTATGGCGGGGGATAGCCAAGATCAGTTGACGCGCATAACGGCGTTAATGGGCGAGTTTGGTGCATCTGCTCAGACCACTGGCGCCATTTTTAATGTGTTCTCAAAGGGGTTGGGTTATAATTCTCAACAACTTGAAAATTTGGGTCTTGAGTTAACAGCAATTTCTAAGTCTCTTGGGCGCCCACTACAGGAAGTTACAGAGGACTTCAAAGCAGCGATGCCCGAATTAATGAAATATGGTGACGGTATGACTGATGTCTTTACCCAACTTCAAGAACAGTCGGTTGGCACCGGCATCGCGATGCAGGAATTATTGGGCATCGCAAAACAGTTTGACACTTTCGAGGATGCTGGAAATGCTGTCGGGCGCCTTAATGCTATTCTAGGAGGCCCCTATTTAAATGCTATGGAAATGGTTCATGCCACAGAAGCTGAACGTATTCAGATGATGCGAGACAGCGTCAGCGCCACCGGCCGTCAGTTTAAGGATATGGAGCGTTTTGAGAAGCAAGTAATTGCTAATGCTGCAGGAATTACGGATATGTCCAAAGCCGAAATGTTGTTTGGATCTACGGATTCTGCCTACGCCGACCGTGCCATGGATATGCAAGAAATGGCTAATCGCGCCCAAGCCGCCCAGTCTGTGCAGGATAAACTTACCCAAGCAATGCAAACGTTCATGATCGCGCTGGGCCCGCTGGTGACAATTCTCTCCGAAGTTATGGATGTTCTTCTTCAGATTTTGCAACCTTTCTCTGGGTTGAACGAAGCGATGCCCAAAACGGCCAAGTTTTTAAATACTCTTACGGTGTTGCTAGCTGCTGGCGCTATCGCATGGAAGGCGTTTGGTGTCAATATGGCCACGGCCCTCGCCCCTGTAGCCGTTTTCGTGGTGATGTATCTTGCAATCAAGAAGGTTTTGGATCTGATGGAAGAAAGGTTCGGCCCCGCAGGAAAGGCCGCCATGGGGCTGGCAGTTACTCTGCTCGCGGTAGGCGCCGGCTTCATGATAGCAAGCGCCGGCCCTACGCTTGGTGGTTCTGTGCTCCTGTGGTCCGCTGCCATCGCCGCCGGCCTGGCTGGTGTGGCTGGGATGATATCAGGCTTTGGTAGCATGCCTAAGTATGCCCTAGGCATCGACAACGCCCCTGGTGGCCACGCACTCGTCGGAGAGGCCGGCCCTGAAATGATTACTACAGGCGGAGGCGCCTATATGGCCGAAGGACCGTCTGTGGTAGATCTTCCACCCGGCGCAAATGTTATCAACAATAAGAATACCGAGGCACTAGTAAAACGAGGTGGTTCCGCCGGCGCAGGCGGCTCAATACCTCCTGCATTAATTGCTTCGCTTAGGCAGCTCCAGCGCGCGATTGAGATATTAAATCAAAACATTTCAGCAGATCGACAAAAAGACCCGGCAGCAGACCAGCCAGTCATTATTACCATGGATGGTAAAAAGCTGGCAGAGACAGTTATTTCTCGCATAAATAAGCGTTCTAAACTAACTATTAGTAAGGCAGGTTAACCAGATATGTCAGGCGTCGCCACTTGTAAAATTCGTCATGTAGTTACTAATAAAACACTCCACCTTCCTATAGTTATAGTGAGTTACGAGCAAGATGCAGCACCTAAATGGGCCTCGACAGAAGTATACGGGCGCATGGATCCTATCTTTACCTATCAAAATACGGTGCGTAAGTTTACGGCGATTCTGCGCACACCCAAAGGCGGCGAGAAGTTCAGCATCGCCCAGGCTAAAGTGTTCAAAGATAATGATCAATCCGGCTGGGGCGAACCAGACGCCGCAGGCATGATCTCGGCTCCATCGACCGTTACTAAAGCATATTTAGGTAAAATATCAGACTTGTACAAAATGATGTATCCTATTTATGAAGATGCTTGGAACCGGGGAACTGGATTTATGACCGGCGCGCCGCTTTTAGAGTTACGATTGGAGGGGATTGCTTACGATGGCGCGTCTACCGGCGCCGGCTCCACGGGTGGTATTTTATTTGCTCCCGAAACCTTTAAAATCAATAGTTTGGTGGACACCAGCCAAGCTACTATGACGGTCACGTCCCAGGAAGATCTGCGCTTTTTTGCAAATATGGGAGGTTATACCATTACTCTTGGAGGGACCGTCCTTCACAGACATAACCGCGTAGGGTTTACGGTCAACAAAGGCGGGGGTATCTATTTTGGCCAAGGTACTAGTTTTCCTTATGCTATCAAAGCGCGCGACTCAATTTTCAGCCCTACCTACAACCCGGTGGCGTCCCCCCGGGAGATCTCCATCGCCAACCGCGAACAAAGAGATGCCGAAAGAAAAGCAAGATCGCAGCAGGCTGTCGACGACCGCGCGCTCATGACCGGCGACGAGGTGGATAACGCGCTGCTCAACCGTACCAATGCCGACGGAACTTTCGTAGAGGGTAGTGTGGACACGGAGAGTTTGAGTTTCATGGAACAAGAAGGCCTTCGCAGCACTCCCATCAGCACGGACGCTGACCCCGCCAGGAACCTGCGACTTGGAGCTGAGACGGCACGACGACCCGGGCCATATCGCGAAGATCGCCCCGGCCGGCCCGGGCCCTGGAAATAATTAAATTATGGCTTCTAGATATCAGGATGTTCTTTACTATCGGAATGGCAATCCGCTTTTTACTTCACTTTTTAGAAAGCGTGGTGTAAAATATATTAATCAATATGCGACCCCTACTTTTCCAGGAGGGCGCCTCCCCGGCGTTTCCCACAAAGTTGTTCTCTGGGAAACGGGCACTCGTCTGGATAAATTGGCATCTGAGGCTTATGGAGATGCGACATATTGGTGGGTCATCGCGCGCTACAATTTTAAGCCCACCGACGCACACTTTAGAAGAGGCGATCGCGTTTATATCCCCACCCCCCTTCAAGTGGTACTCGATAGATATTTGTAAAAGGAACCTAGAGTAGATGGCTGAAACCGACGCACCAGACAAGTCCCCCGAGGGTAAAGAAGCAGAGATTCCAGATGCTGAAAAGGCCCTTGCCGACGCCGCTATTGCCTCCGGCGAGGGTTTCATGGGCGGAAGCGCTGCCCAACAAGGTCAGTATTATAAAACTCTTTTCCGCAATTCTCAGTTGGCCCTCATTAATTTAGCTGGCGCGCGCACAGCAACTGATCCTGGTGCCGGCCCTGTGTCTGCCGCCAACAAACGTTTCTATACACATCCGGCGCAGGCCACAGAGCGCTCGTGGAAGAGTACTGCCTTAAAAGGTACCTCCACCACGGGCCCATGGACTTCTGGATATCGGATGATCTGCCCGATACTTTCTAGTACTCAGTATCCTCCCGACGTGGTGGTTTCTAGTATGGTGTCCAAGTCGAAAGTTGTAAATGAGTTTTTTACTTTTAGTTTAAGTTCGGCCCAGAAAGCTCTATTGGTGCCTAAAATTCGCATTTTTAAAGTGGAATATGCGACGAAGAACGGGGCTCTTGCTAAACCGCTCCGCCCACGCGCGAACTCCATAGAACATCCCAACCCCGTGGAAATTATATTTGACGCTTATATTCTGCAAGAACAGGTCGATGTACTACGCGAGAATCATGGCGGCCGGCTTTCAGCTACGGGTATTGAAGAATTTGAGTGGTCTCTAAAGGGTGTTAATCCTGGTGAAGTTGATAACAATATTGAAGCATCTCTCAAAATAAATTTTAATAATGTATCCGATATCTTTTTAAATAATTTACGAGAGAGGACCAATATGGCCGGCCAACAGGGGCGGTCCTCCTTCTTAGATTTAATTGTTTTTCCACCCGCCGCCAAAGCTACCGTGCAGGGGGGCAAAACAGAGATTCGGTGCCCTGATCGAGAGTATGATGGGTCGTTTTTTGAAATTCGTGTAGACGTGGGGTGGCAGGTTCCTCCCGAACATACGGGGCTTTTTAGTAGTCCACAACTCGACCACATCAAAGACGCACAGGAGTCATTATATTTACAATTAACCGATCATACCTTTGACTTTAAAGAAGATGGGGCCGCCACCTTAACTGCCAATTATCGTGCGCGTTCAGCTATGACGGATGATAGGTACGACCTGTTAAGATATTCCGAGGATGATATGGGCACCGGGAAGGGCACTATCGGGGACCACCAAACCAATATCAGCGATCTTCGCAAAGAGCTGAGCAAACTTAACACTGACGCCGAAGCCGGCGCATCGAAAACAGACGAGCAGAAACTTCTAGAAAAGGAAATCGATGATGCGGATAAGCTACTGGGTAAATCATTAGAAGAAAAATATAAAGTTCTTGTAAGAGAGTTAATAACCAAGCATGTATACTCTTGTTTTGTGCCCTATACATTACTGCTCAATGAGCGTGTCGACAACCCGGAGGGCCTCGACCTCTCCTCGACCGGCGACGTCGATAGCGGCACCGGCGCACTCAACCTCGCGGGAAGCACATATGGCGGATCGATCCACGGCGCGCAAAAATTCAATACTACGGTTTTAAACCAATTGGGTAGTGATGTCGAAGGCAACACTTTGGCCGGCAAGGCCGCCGGCCCCCTGCGTAGTGCTTATGCACATGCATTTAAGAGTATTAAGATCATGGGGCCTCATGCAATGAAGGGAACCAACGGCTCAGCCAACCAGGTAATTAATGATAAGCTCCTGGACCCCGATAATGATGATGCGAGCCGACCCAATTCGGAAGAGCGAGGGTCCGCAGATGGTACACAAGGCGCCGAAGACTCAGCAGAAGGGGTGTCGGCAGAAGTGTATGGTCCCTTAATACAATATTTATATTTTGGGGATATTTTAGAGGTTTTTCTTACAAAGACAGCCGTGTGGAACGACATTTCCCAACTGCGTCGTGCGTTTGTGGTGACAGATCTTGAGTTCATCAACCCACGTCTCATTTATAAAATTTTAAAGGCCGACCCCATCATGAAAAAGCAATCGAGCAAAGAGGTCCAACAAGCAAACAACGCCGCGGCTTTCTCCGCTGGGTTTAACGAAGCACTCGGTACCTCGGGCGCCACCGCTGCGGCAACCGTCGCAGCCGCTGCAGCAGCCGCCGCCCCGGCTCAGGACCAGGAGGTCGCCACCGGTACTTTTACAACACCTAAGTTGACAGGCCTGCCGCCCAATGCCTTAAGCTGTGGATTCCGGGGACTGAAGCCCGAAGCCCGCAAGAAAATTACTTCAATAGTTAATGTGGCCAATATTCCTATTAATTTGGAACTTTTTCTTGACTTTCTGAAGCGTCAGATTATTGCCAAACAGCGTACCACCTATTATCTGGAAGACTTTATACGTGATATTGCAACTGAATTTGTTAAGCCGGTCTTCACACAAACGGGGGTGGTCTCGGCGCCCACTCAATCGCCGGTTACTTATGTAACCAACGGCACTTCAGATAATAGTCTCCTGCTGATGGCGGGCTCCCCCGTTATAGGTTACACTCAAAATATTCCTCAATTTGCCGCTGGTACTGAAAATATTCTAAAAGATGCTCTTACGGCGGTGGCCAATCAAGCTGCCTTAGACGATGGCGTCGCCACCAAATCAAAGCTCGGCACGGTCGTCTCCGTCCTCGACAAAACCATCGATAATATAATCCCCACGGTAGAAGAAGTAGCTACGACCGTCGACGAGGTTAAGACAGGCTGGGATACTGGTGGTATTACAGGTGCACTCGGGGCCCTGGTGAGCTCCGAGGTCGCACTTACCGGTAAGCCCCTAGACGCCGCCTTCGGCGCCATAGCCGAAGAAGCAGCCGGCACCGTAGACGACAACGCAGACGCAGACGCAGCTGCCAAGGGCGCTAAAGAGAATGCCGCGGATTATTTCCTATCGAAACGGGGCTATACCGGGATTGCAACTATCGATCGATATCTACATGACTATATGGTTAATGTTGAGACGCCCGGCGCCGCAAAGGGAGGCGGCAGACATCACAGTTTTTTGAGAGCTCCAGCGCCTGGCGCCGGATCAGCAACCGAAATTAAATTTATTTCGTTTCAAAACTATTTCGGTTCATATTCAGGTGAGTATGAAGAGAATCTTGAAAAAGGAATTCCTAATTTTGTGGTAGGATTGGATCGAGGGATTGTTAAATCAGTTAGCTTCGAGCGCGTCGACCAGCCATATCTACGAGAAGCGCGGACTGCCAAGGGACGAAGTGCTTCGGTCCAACAGTTAAGAGAATTATATAATGTTACTCTTACTCTCTATGGAAACACGCTCCTCAAGCCGGGCCAGCTTATTTATGTGGAGGCGAATAGGGTAGTTTTCGGCAAACCTAACGCCGCTAGCTCCGCCGCCAGAATTTTAGGACTTGGGGGTTATCATTTGGTGGTGGATGTGGCAAATACTATCAACAAAGATGGATGGGAAACGGTGATTAAAGCTCTCCACGTTTCGATGCCCTATGTACGGTGATGCTTATAACTCTCCCGTTTCTCATTAAATTTAGTATTATCATTCTAATTAAGATATGCCAACACCTTTAATTGACTTATTTAACGAGTTCTCACCGGCCTCCGATGAAGAAATATCACTTCTTACAGAAGATATTAATGTTCTAACAGCGCCCGCCGCTGCAGCCGGCTGGCCTAATGGGATGTACCCGGCCGGCTCTAACAAGCTCCCGCTGATCGCGAATTTTATGGAGCGCCGCCGGTACAAACATACGCGTTACTTTACGGGCCGCGGCCTGCCCAAGCCCATTGACTTGTACTATGATAAAAACTATTATGGACGCGTCGATAGCTTTCAAGATGCAATAGTTCCAAAGCCGGATAACTCTCTCTATCACCAGTTAGCTCAGAGTAATGTGTTTGGTTTTGATTTTATGGGAGATGCGTTTTTTAAGTTGCGGCGCAATATGAAAATTGCGATTGACTCCGGAGCAATCGAAGGGATCCTGACCAACTTGGGAGAACTCACGGCCACAAAATCTTGGATGAACTGGGCAACCGGCTACCGGAACAAGCAACGTCTGCTATATACCAACTTTTTTAAACATCTTTATGATCTCGACGCCCTGCGATATAGTAAAATTAAAACGTTCCCTGATTTTTTGCGTGAGTTTCGAAATTATCTTCTAAACGGCAAATATAACGGGACCACTACTCTAACTGGATTTGTTCTTCACAAACACTACCGCCCGGAATATACCGGGCTGCTAATTGATATTGCGTCCGAAGATTGCAGCGCCGACGCTGTGAAATATAATAAATATTTGACCGACGTTAACTTTCCTTATTATGTTCGAGCCGCACGTAAATTTGGATTTTATGTTGATAAAAATGCTCCCTGGCGTTTGTATGCCGATGTTTTTTCGCCCCCTATGATGGATACAAGTGCGGGAAAGGGCTTCCTGGTTAATCGGGGCGTGAACAAGCAGACTTTTTTCGACACCTACTATGTTCGGACCTATGTGCTTGACCTGCCCTACTTGATGACCGCGCTTCAGAAAGCGTGGAATGCATTTGTTGAGATGAGCCCTGCTATAGTGGATTCTCGGCCCGGGAGCTTACGCTGCCCGGACCCCACCACTCACATATATTACCGCGAACCAGTTGTCTTAGCACCGGGCGAAGATCTTACTTCACTCATCCCCCTCGAATACTGGCTGGACTTATATTTCACTTGCAGATCTAAGGAAACTAGTGTACACTATGAGAATCAAACAGTTTTAGTTCGACGCGCCCGAGAGATAGCAGATGTATACGGTAGTGGTTATGCTGTTCTATATATACATAATCTTTTTAAGCCCTATATCTACAATAAAACACTTTTGACTCCATTTCCCTTGACACCGACGCGACGGCGTGTTACGATAGGAACATCTCCTAGTATAGAATAGGAGGTGACAGGGAGTGTCGTGTTATTTCAACCGCTTGATAAGAAGGCCGGCTGCGCCGGCTACTATGCTAACAATAAACTCCAGCTGGAGACTCGTCTCCCACTCAACGGCGAGACTTGGGAGTTCTCTGGCCACCTGTGTGGTAGTCAATATGAGATAGGCCAGATTTACACTAGCGGCGGCACCCTTACACAAGGGTGCCCCTCCCATATGAGGGAAGAGTGGGAGAATATCAAGAAGACACTTAGGTCCTATCTTAAGTCATTTCGAACTTCACGCCTTTCTCTTGATGAAAATTGTTTTTATGATGTGGTGCCCGAATATTTCCTCTATCAGTACTTAGAGGCGAAGAACAAGATTACACGGCATGTCTTGGACACGGTCCCGCGTCCAGTCAATTATGGTTTTATGTATAATCTCGTTGAGCTGCTATCGGATATTCGCTCCCGGGAATTAAGTGTAAATATCAGCCCTATCCAGCATCTCCTGAGTTCGGTGCGTGGCCAGAACTTTCACCGCACGCTGCAAACCGTCAATCACGTGTGCGACTATAACCCATGGGGCACGATCACAGGGCGCCTATCAACAAACCCAAACAGTTTACCCATTCTCACGATGAACAAAGAGTTCCGCGCGTGCATTAAACCA